CCAGCAATCGCTTCCGCTGCTGCTGCTGCTTGTGCTGCCGATGCTGGCTCTAAAGCGTTTGTTAAATAACTTGTAAATTTATCAGTAAGTTCTTCTTTTATTTTATCTAGACCAATTGCCTTTGATAAAAAATCTCCTACAATAGGAATGCCTTTTATCGCATCATTAATATCATCTAAAAAATCTAAACTTCCTTCTACAGATTCTTTGTATTTATCATGTAGTTTATTTAATTTAGTTTGTGCTTCAATTAATTTTTTTCTACTAGGTAAAGCTTCTTTTTCTAAATCGTAAATTTTAATTTGAGACTTTAACCTTTTTTGAAGTAACTTTTCTTCTTTAGTATTGGTTATTAAATTTTTTCTGTCTGTTGCAGACATTTGTTTTGTAGTATCTCGAAGTTCTTCCATTGCCATTGATGACAATTCTTGAGACTGACGCAACTCTTTCCATCCTTTAACTCTTTCAGATTCTATATCCAGTAACTGTCGAGACCAATCTACTTGATCTTGCATTTCAGTCGAAGCCTTCGCGTCTTTTTTACGAGCAGCTTCTTTTAAAGCTTTAATTTGTTTTGCTTGGTCCGCAATTAATTTATCAGAATCTTTAGCCATTTATTTATTTTTTAGTTTTGTACCTAGCTAATAATTTTGCGTGGCCTGGATGTTGTGCAATTAAATCGTCAATTGTCGTAAATGGTTTAACTTTAATTCCTATAGCACGTGCCGCAGAGTCTAAAGATTCTTTTTCATCGATAGCTTTTTTTAACTTTTCAGTTACTGCATTAAGAGATTCAGCTGAAACTTTCATTTGCAACATTAAATCTTTATACTCTGGAGATTTCTTTAATTCTTCTGCTTTTCTTTTATATTTTCCATCTAAGAAAAGCCCCATTAATGAACCTAATAGACTTTCATTTAAACTTGATGTTTGAATAAATTCTTCACAAATTGATGTAATAGAATCATTAATAGCATCGAGTTTAGTTGATGTTATCTCTTCTCGTATAATTTGTTTTATTTGAGAGGTTTTCATGTATTCGTTCTTTATTTAATATAAATATCAGTTTAATAAACAGTTGGTATCAATTTCATACGAATACAAAAATAGGACCTTATCTAGGTCCTATCATTGGTTTTGAAATTTTTGGTTTAGGTATTTTTTTAGTAGCTTTTGTATGAGCTTCTTTTTGTTTACTTAAAGCTTCTTCCATTTTTTTATAATAGAATTTACGAAGCCAAACGGGCATATTATATAATTCAGTCCAAGTAAACCCATGACCATGATAAACCATGTCAAATAACTGACTATGAATTAAAGGTTTATGTTTAGAATTGAGGCCAAAAAAAGCTAGTATCAATATTAAATACCAACGCCTCCTCTTCGTGGTCACATTTGCTACATGTAAAATTAACAGCAAATGTCGTGTCAGGCGCTACTTCTTTCATATACGTTCTAAACGCTCTAGAATCCATTGCAAATAACTCATTGTCGACAAAATTGCTTATGAATTTTTTATCTGATTCACCATCTACTGACACTATGATATTTTTCAATCTAGTAGTTAATTCTCTATCAACTGCAGTGGATGATTTATTAGCTTTTTTAGCAGCATCTAACTCTTTAGATATTTGTTTATCCGATCCAGTATTTAGTAATTTGAAATGTATTACTCGTTTTGATTGAGGTAATGTAAATTCAAATACACCTGGAGATATCATAATAGCATCTTCAGGTATTGATTTTTCAGGTAGCTGAGTTAAGTCGACATTAACGCTATTTTCTTGTTCACATTTTGGACATTCCGTAGTAATTGAATAGTCTTTACCATATCCTAAAATACGAGCAGCGACCATAATAGCATTTTTATCTCCAATAACTAAATCATTGTAATTAATAGGAGATACAATCATTGATTGCATTAGTTTTTCTAATACAATTCCTTGACGAATTAAATTTTGTGAAGTAAGAATGTCTTCTTCTCGAGCTGTCATGTATTTCATCTCTATCTTACCTGAAGATAAAGGATTAGTCTCAGGATATACTTTACCTTGAGACGGTAATGAAATCATTTCTGTTGGGAATCCAGAGTTTTTAACCTCTTGGCGTTGCATTTGTTGAATGGCAAGTTCTTTTAACTGCGCATCCGACATTTCTGCATTATCCTTTTTAGGATAGTTATCGTTAACTGTTGGCATAACTAATGGTTTTATTTAATATAAATATGTAATTGTATTATTCTTCACTTACAGTGTCATCTGACTTCTTAAGTAATGTCTTGATCTTAACAATGATTTGAGAAAATTCTTTTTCTGAAATTCCAAATGCAATTGCCATAGCAGCTATAACCGCTGCTCTTTGAGCGGTAGATTTCAAAGCCTTTGCTGCGTCTGGATCTTCAATCATTTGTATTAATTTAGGACGAATAGCAGAATTAACTGCCTTAATAGCTAGATTTAAATTTTTGATAATAACTGGGTCTGTAATTTTTTCGCCATCAGGTCCTGTAGGCTGAATATCTGCTTCAGTAATTTGTTGAGTAGGAGCAAACTCTTTCAACAACCTTTTAAATTCTTTTGGATTCATTGTATTTTATTTTATTATATCATGACTTCTGCCGTTTTAGGCATTATAAACAGCGATTGAATTACCTTCAAATGTACCTTCGTTTAATTTTATTATAGGTAGTTATTTATCCCACTTAACCAAGCCTGCTACAGTTTTCAATGTGTACTGTGACCCATCTTCACACCATATGATTAAATCTGGACCACTTGTTTTAATAAATGCTTTTGTAATTTTCTTACCTACTAACTCTTTTACCCACATATTTTCAGCTATACCAGTTCCACCTTCGTTTAAAGTTTTTTTAACTTCTTCGCGGATTAAGTTTCTAAATTCTGATGTTTTCATTGTATTTGTATTTAATATAAATATCTAAACAGTAAAAAAGACCATATTTCTATGGCCTCTTTACATATATTGATGATACTAAAATTATTAGAATTGCAAAATTGCGTAATCGTATTTCAATGTTAATTGAATATTTACAGCATCTTCAGTAGCCCAATCAAAGTCACCAAAGTTAGCGTCTCCGATATAAGCACCTTTTAAAGTCCATTCTTCAACTTTATCACCTACTGGCCCTAAAGCATTGAAAGTAATGTCTTTCTTGTAAAAGTCAGAATAACCATCACGACCTGTTACAGACTCATGAGATAAACGAACCCATTCCATTACTGCTTGAGAAGCTGAAGGAACTACTGGATCGTATAAAGTAATTGATACATCATTCCAACGTCCTTTTCCTTTTAATTTTCTTTCTACGTTGATATGATCTAATACCACATCACCGAAAGTAATACCTGGACGATTAGTCGCTTTAATTAAATAAGCAGGGATACCTTCAATGTACATGATAAAACGGTTAGCCACTTTTGGTTCAAAAGCGGTAAACATTATTTCGGTTGGGTCTAATAATTCAGCCATTGTTTTTTTTTGTTTAGTATTTCTTTAATATAAATATCTTTCTTTTGTAAAAACTATACCATTTATATATTAGGCATCAGTTTTTTTTATATTAATAAATATGATGATACTTAAAAACAAAAGAAAAGCCCCTATTTCTAGAGGCTTTATCTTTATTGTAATTTTAATTATTGAGCAAATGCTGCACCGGTAGGTAAGATGTTGAAATCAATAATAATGAATTCAGCGGTCTTAGCTGGTTGCAAGAATATTTGACCATACATAATGTTACGATCGATAATATCTGGAGTGTTATTTGTTTCATCCATTACAACTTTAAAGCTATATAAACCTTGGCGTTGTTGTACTGATTCCAAATAAGGATTACAGATATTTAAGAAACGGTTACGAGTTGCTGCTGTATTGTTTTCAAATACTAAATACTTAGTAGCTGATGCAATGTATTTCTTAACAGCAATTAATAAACGACGAACATTGATACGATCCAATGCTGAAGGTTTAGCTTGAAGAGTCTTTTGACCCCATACACAAACACCTTGACCAGGGAAAGTAGCAATAGGATTAACGCGACCTTCATACAACTCATCTCTTTCAGCGTGAGTTAAACGAGTATAAGCGTCTAATACTGTTGATAAACCACCGCGATTTAAACCTGCAGGTGCATACCATTCAGCAGCTACTCTATCATTGAAAGCTAACACGCCTGGAATTACCACACTTGGTGGTACCCATACTGGTTTGTTAATATTAGCGTCTACAATCTTCACCCAAGGGTAGTAAGTAGCAGCATAGTTATTATCTAAAGCTTCAACTGCTGAAGTAGCAGCAGCAATATTTCCAGTTAAGCCAACACAATCAAATACTAAGAAAGTATCACCTCTGTCAATACACATATTAGCAGCGTAATCAATTACTGCAGAGTGAGCATCTTGAATAACACCTGGAAGAGCTATCATATTAATGTCTAACTCATCAGGATTAGATACTGCATCAATTGCATTTTTGTATACTGAATAATCAGCAGCTGTTGCACTTGATAAATCATATCCTTGAGTATTTGCAGCTACGATATCAGCTCCTACTAAAATTCTACGGTTAGATTGAATACCGTCTGAACCACCTTGGAAAGGAACAATAAACTTACGAGAGTCAATTGAAGTAGCTGTCGTTAAGTCAATAGCATTACTGCCTAAAGTTGAATCTTCTAAACAATTAGATAATAAGAATTTAGCATTTGAACCAATCGTTGCATTTGCTGCAGGAAGTGGTTTTAAGTAATTGATGTTATCTGTGTTTACGAAATCATATTCAAATCCGAAATGCTTACGTTTGTTGTAAATACCATTGATAGTTTGAGCAGTTGCGAAACTAGCAGAAGGTATATTTCCAAAATCTGAAGGTAATGGATTGAATAAAGCGGCAAATCCGAAAGGAACTAACTCTGGAGAATAAACTCCTTTAGCTACGTTATCATCTACTTCAACATATACATATTTAGATTTACTTGGATAATCTCCAAATACAACAACTTTACCTGAAGTAAATGTCATATATTGGTCACCAATTACTCTTGCAATGTATCTTGCAGAATTAGGATCTAAATTAACGTTATCAAACGATTCTAATATACTAGGACGAACATCTGAGTCTTGAGTTGTATATGGAGAACCAATTGCGTTTAATTTAGTTTGATCTACGGCGCGAATTGTTACGGTAAATGAACCATATTCAGATCCAGCTACTGTTCCAGCAGGTTTGATATTTGAAATAGCAACTTTAGTTTCGTAATTTGAATGAATACCATCAGCGATAGTATGCAATTTGAATAAATTCTGATTAGCAGCTGCTACTGTCTGAGAAATGATCCATGGAGTTTGAGCTTCCATATAACCATCAGTGAAATCAAATGATCCAGTTTGAATAGAAATAGTACAAGCAGGGTCAGCAGCTAATGAAGCTGATGCAGCTTTAGTAAACATTGTATACAAATAACCTGGAGTTGAAGTTGTGTTAGCAGTCTTGCTAAATACTTTAGTTAAAAAGTTAGCATTTGAGCTATTTAATGAAGCGCTATAAATAGCAGATCCATTTCCTACAGCGTTAGGGAATGCAGCGGTATCAACTGTATATGAACCAGATACGTTAATTACGAACGATCCTGAGATATTTGAAGTTAATGCTGATGCTTGAAACAATGGAGTAGTACCATTATAAAATGCAGTAGTCTCTGAAACTACTTGCGAAGGGTGAATTAATGCAATATGTCTAGAACCNAATGAACCAGTAGCTACTAACGCTAAAGGACTTGATAATTCATATCCATCATCATGTAAAGTACGAACAACTGTTAATTGTCCTGAATTTGCTAAATACTCCTTAGCTGCGTAAGGTAAGTATAAATTTGGATTGGTATCACCGAAAATTTGAACGAACTCGCTATATGAAGTTACTGATGTTGGAATCATTGCTGGACCTTTTGTGGTTGGTCCTACAAATGCTGCTCCAATACCGGCAATTCCTTGAGGTAAGAACGACAAATCTTTTTCTTCGGTAAAGACACCGGGGCTAACGATTTTTTCTGCCATTGTGTTTTTATGTTTAAGATTTGGTTGTTAAAAGATTATTTATCTACTAATAAATATGGTTTGTTTTGGTCAAACAGAAGATTAGAGTANAGTAATTACTCCTGTTTCTACATCAATTTCGCCTTCNCCATACTTAGTAGTAATGNCTGCAGCTAGCTTTTCTTCTTCAGTTTGAATAGACAAATATTCTTTAGTAAATTCCAATTCTAACTCGCTTAAGCGATTGGTTTGCTCGTTAACGATGATTTGCTCTACTTTAAGCTGACCTAATTGAGCAGTGATTGTTGCGTATTTTGTACGAAGCTCTTGAACTTGTTTTAGTTCTTGTTCTGTTAATTTGATTTCTGACATAACTAATTTATTTATATTATTATATTAATTTATTAAATTTTACATTACTTAAAATGTACATTAATAATTATGGGCTGTTCTTTTGAAACTATGTG